CTTGACCTACTGGTTGATAAGGACTATTGTTTAATTGATCATTCTGTTGCTGTTCCATCTGTCTCATCTGATCTTCTTTTGCTTTAACAAGTTCAGCTTCAAGCAATTCTTTGTTCTTATCGTATTCAGCATCACTCATCATAAAGAACTTCTTCAGTACATATTCTTTAGAAAGTAAACCGTAGGGGGTTCCAGCAGTGTCAGGAGTTGCTATGTAATTAGCTGTCATTCCAAGAATATTCAATCTTTCTTGAAGAATTCCAGTTTCTTTGAATAGCTTAAAGAAGTTGCTTTCATTAAATTCTACATCATAGAATGCTTTGTTCAGATACTGTTCATCAATTCCTCTCATCTTCAGCAAAGTCATGAAAGGATCAAGTAGAATGCCTTTGAAACGATTCTGTAGACGATTGATGAAATTAGCAAACTTTATCTCATCTTGACTAACTTCTCCAGGTCTTCCCAATCCAAACATTCCAGGAGAACCATCTTGCCATCGTCCTTTGGGAATCTTTAGAACTCGATAAAGTTTCTTGAGAATGTAGTTAACGTCATTTAGTTCACCCAATTGCATTCCACTTTGTAGAACAGAAACTTGAGTTCCTTTTCCTTCAGCGTCCATCGCAAACCAGTAATCTTCAGTTAATGCTTGAACGTTCTGTGCTGAATCTACTTTACCTGTTTCAGTATCGTAAGTTAACTTCTTCTTATATTTGTGAATTAGTTGTTGAATGTATTCTTCTGCTTTACCTTTTGGCATTCTACCAGTGTTGATGTTCCAAATCTTTCTTTCTGGAGCTCTTACCAATCTTGCTACAATCAACGCATCTTCTAAGTTTCTCAATTGATTGTAAGTTCTGATAGCAGCTTCTAAATAACCTCTTACATCAAGAAGATTCTGTCCATACAAACCATAATTCAGATAAGTTATTTGATTGGATTCGAATGTTACATCATCTCTTGTTCCCATCAAACTATAATTAGCTTGTGGAGTTTGGATCTGATTGAATCCAGCTATCTGAGTTCCTTTGTAGATCGGATAAGTAGAATAAGAAGGAAGGATTTTAACTCCGATAATATTCTTCTTATCTTTATCGAGAATGTTTTCAATGAAGATTTCAGATTCAACTATCCACTTACGGAAATAGTCCCAAGCATTGTCATTGAATTCGTAAACTTCATTGTAAAGATAATCATAAATTCCTTGTATCTTTTTCTGAATGTTCTTTGGAATGTCTTCGTTCTTTATCTTCAGTTTAGCAATGTTACCTTCTTCATCTGCTACAACTGATTCATCACAAACGTAGTCTAATGCTTCGTTGATTTCTGGAAAGTTAGACATTTCACGATACTTGGCAACTCTAGTAGCTTTTTGTTTGAAACATTGTTCGAAGTCAATAGAGAAAACTACAGTGTTATCTCTGCCTACGTTTGCTATAGAATCATATTGAGAAGATTCTAACTCCTCCTGCGAACGACCTTGAGCATTCTGCTGAATTATCTCTTTCTTCTCTAATTCAACATCAGATTTGTTCCGAGTAAAGAATTTTGCGAGATCATTCCAGTTAAACTTCTTTAGTTCCATTTTGCTTCCTTCTTAAAATTTCAAGATTTCTATCAAAAAGTATTTATGGTTACTTATAAATTCTGGTTTCTTTCCAGCGTTTTTCAATGTTTGCTTGATTAACTGCTAACCAAGTATTTGCATAGTAGTTCATTATTTCTGGTACTTGCCATAAAGGAATTGGACGAATCAACGACATGCGGTCATAACGATAGCAGCGAATCGTGATTTTCATCTTTAAAAGAATTTTATAGACTTGCGGATATCGTAACGTGTTGATTTTGAATAATCTACGGTTGTCAAGATCTATCCAATGAATTGTGCTAGAAAGATCCTTTGATAATTTCACTACTCTCTCCAACCAATCATGTCTACCTACCAGCGATGCATGATGAAAGTTGATTCCATAACAGCGATCTTTTTCCAGCCGAAAAATAAACGGGAAGGGATGGATATCGTAGTACTTCAATTTTTCCCACTTGATCCCTTTTCTTTCAAATTTATATAAGAATGAATAGAATCTACCTTCATAGATTTTGGAAGTTGTGTTGAAGTTTTCTTTCAAATAAAGAACGTAATCTGCCAAACTTTTGTAATTTGGCATTTCCTTTTCAGTACGAAGATATGGTTTTAGAGATCCTTGGTTCATGAAAGTATTTATTAAGATCAAAAAGAAAAGGAATCTCTCAGTTAAGAAAGATTCCTTCTTGATGTTTGCTTTGAAGTTTCCTTAGATTCTATCTTCCATCACTTGTTCCAACTGTTCCAAAGTAGTTCCTCCAGTTTTCTTCTTTTTCTTGTAAGCTTTACCTAATCTTGTCCAAATGGAATTATCTCCAATTTTCTTAGCGTGGATCGCATCTGGGCCTAAGGATGAGGTCGTGATGACTGGTCCGGATCCTGCTGCCCCATCTTCTTCGATTTCTTTCTTTTTCATCATCGGCAAAGATACTTTCATTTGCATCTCCTTTTTTGTAGTATCATGTTATCTCCTTATACAACTTAAAGTGCTTAGGTCTAAGGTATGGTGAATGGTTTGATGACCTAAGCATCATGGAACAATTAAAGACGATAGAACTAAGTGCTACCATACGCCCCAAATGCTGTCAGGAGGAGTTTCTGTAGCAGGAGGATCAAACAATACAGCACTTGTAGAAGAATCGAGGAAGTTGCCAATATTAAATAAATCCTCGGAATTTGCAAATGCTGACAATGAAACCATCTTATCGTCACTTGTTGCAGAAGTTTCTACATCAAAATGCGAAACAACTGCTCTTTCTACAGTAAGTTCCCAATTATGGGTGTATTGTAAAAATTGATTCACTTGGTCTTTACAAGTAATTATCTGATAATAGATGCCGTTATACTTTGCTTGAACAATGTCGCCCTCTTTCGGCGTGTATTCAGCATTAGAATCGTAAACTTTGCTTGCTTCTGAAAAATGTCTTTTGGACATAAAGATTCGGAACGTATCTAATCCTTCGATTCCAAACTTGCTCCAAAGGTCTTCGTCCCTCGGAAGCTCATAATATCCTTGGACTTCAAATTGTCTTTTGTATCTTCTGTTGTTATCATCTTTGAAGATTGGATCATTTTCTGTATCAAATGAAAGAATGAAATAATTCATTTGAACGCCAAATTTGTTGAAACACTCGGTCGTCAACATTTCGTAAAGTCGTCTATCTTTATCGTAAGGAGCTTCTGTAGGGACAAAGAAGTTCTTATTCGGTAAATTACTGTATTGATCGTAAGTTGCGGCCATTTTATCTTCTTCTAGTTCACTGTCACGCCTGTAGCAATAGTAGTAGCTGAAAGTGTACGATCCATTAGAATCTTTGTTGAATTCAAATTTGAACTTGTATCAACATAAGTCACATAGATATCCGCTCCATTTACGTTGATTTCCATGATTCTAACTGAACTACCTTGAAAAGTTGCTGAAATGTCCATTTGTATTTCCTTTGAAAAGAGAATTTCTTCTTAAGTATTTATGTTAGTTCACGACGACGTTTGTTGCAATTGTTCTTGTTGCTTCTTTGATAGAAAGAGTATCTGTTAGAACTTTAAGATTTCCAGAGGAATCTATTTCAAGAATGTTAATCTGAGAACCGTTTGCGTTGTAAGCCATCGCTCTAATTGTTTGTCCGTTGTAAGTTGCTGAAATATCTAAACTTGTTCCTACTGATTCAGAAGTGATGATGAACTGATTAGAAACTGCTGAAATAGTTAAATCTGAAGAATCTGAAAGTTTGAAGGTTCCAGATGTAGTTTCTGGCCCAGTTACTGTCCAAACGTAACTTCCATCATTATCAGTTGCTGAAACAAGATTTGTGTAAGTAGTTAAATTTCTTGAAAGATCGATGTTAACTTTATCAGCAAGAGGATTTCCATCAGGATCAAGGAAATCATCTGGTGACCATTGAAAGTTGAACTGTTTGCCAATTTTTAATTTCTTCATGTTATCTCTATGGATTTATGATTGTGAATGATGGAACAAGTACACGGAAAAGAATAGTATCACAAAGTCCGCCAGAATTACAATAAATTAAAAGTAAATTAGAACCTCTGGCAATATTTGGAACTATCCAAATTAAAGTGTCATCTGTCTGTTTTGTTAAAGTAACGGCAGAACCATTTAATGTTGCGGTTCCGCCACTGGTGCCGTATCCAC